GAATCGCCATTAGCGCAGATTAAATCGGTGCTGACGCGCGAGAATCCAACCAAACGTAAATTGATCAACAGTGAAATGTCGGTCACCTTGCTTGCCATTGGCGACAGGTATGCGGATGTTATCGCCGACGTGCAGATGGCATCACTGGGAAAATACAAGGCTTCCTCCGTGATATCGAAGCCGACCGCGTAGAAGCTGCTGCAGACTTCGCCAGGCTCGGATGGTCACTGGCAAGCGACGTGGGTAACCGGCTGCGTTACGGCGACGCGATGGCGTTGTACGCCTCACTCATAGCCGACCCTGCAACCTTAACCGGAGCTAAACATCTTGGACTGGACTACCCGATGAGCTGGGAAGGACTGTCCGCTGCGTTTCACCAGCGAGGATACCTTATGCCGGCACCGCTGCGCATCGGTGAGGAACCGGGTAGTGACCCTGCGGACGATGAGGAATTGGAACAGGCGAAGGCGAAACTCAGCCCGTTCCCCGGAGTGAATGTTGAGGAGTTGCCATGACAGGTGCAGCAGGGGCCGAGGTAGGTTCGGGACACGTTTCGATCTTCCCAGTCATGACAGGGTTCCGGTCGATGGTCTCCAAAGAGGTCCAGGCATCGGGCAAGGAAGGTGGCAGCATCTTCTCTCGCGCCTTCCAAGGCGTCGGGTCGAAGGCGGGATCATCTCTCGGCAAGGATATGAAGAGCGCGTTCAACGGTTCGGCCGGTGACCTGGCCTCACCCGCTTTGAAGAAGATGCAGTCTGAGGTGGCATCAGCAGCCCGTGCGATGAGCGCAGCGAGACTCAAGCAACAGGACGCGGCAGGCAAAGTGCGCGTTGCCGAAGCGCAGTTGGCGGCGGCGATAGCGAAGAACGGTGCCGAATCGGTGCAGGCCGTAGCCGCTTCCGAGCGTCTTGCCTCGGCGAAACGCAGGGAACAATCCACCTCGGAGGCACTGACGGCAGCCGAAGGTCGCCTCAAGGATGCCAAAAAGGCAGTCTCCGATGTCAAACAGGACACCATAGAAGCACCAAAGACAGGCGTGTTCACCAACGCCATCCAACGTATCCGCAGCAGCGTACAGGAATTGAACCGTGAGAACGTCGATGAGGTCTCCTCGAAGCTCTCTGGCTTCGGTGTCAAGTGGGGAGTAGTCGCCGGAGTAGCCGGGGCGGCGACACAGCGGATCATGGGATTGTTCTCGGGCATGATCTCTGGTGCCATGGATGCCTCGGATTCGACGCAAAAGTTTAAGAATACGTTGAACTTTGCAGGAATCGACACCGAGACCATCGGCAAGCTCGTCGACCAGACCCAGGTCTACGCCGACAGGACCGTCTATAATCTCGGTGACATCCGTTCCGCGACAGCCCAGTTGGCATCCAACGGTGTGAAGGACTACGCGAATCTAGTGGAGGCCGCTGGCAACCTGAACGCCGTGGCCGGTGGTAATGCGGACACGTTCAAAAGCGTGACGATGGTGCTCACCCAGACCGCAGGAGCGGGAAAGCTCACCACAGAGAACTGGAACCAGCTTCGTGATGCGATCCCCGGCGCTTCGGGCAAGATTCAGGATGCCTTGAAGAAGAACGAGGCCTTCACCGGGAACTTCTCCGACGCTTTGGAGAAGGGCCAGGTCAGCGCCGACGAGTTCAACCAGGCGCTCATGGATCTTGGCATGACCGACATTGCGAAGAAGGCGGCGGCCGACAGCAGCACGTTCGAAGGTGCGATGGGCAACTGGGAGGCTGCTGTCGAGAAGTTCGGCAGCACTTTCCTGGACACGATGAAACCCCAATTGACAGGGGCCATCAATTTCGCTTCAGACAAGCTCGGTAACTTCACCAACTGGTTCAAAAGAACGTGGGATTCGGTCTCTGGACTCATTGAGAAGAAGGACTTCAAAGGCGCGTTCAAAAAGGCCTTCAACGTCGACGATTCGACCATGAACCGCTTGTCCGAGTCCTTTTCAGGTATCCACGATGGGCTGGACAGCATCGGTGATGCTTTGAACCCGCTCAAATCCAAAGTGACAGGTGCGGGAAGTTCCTTCCAGACGTTAAACCGCGGGTTGAATGGATTCGCCCAGGCGTTGGACACTGTCCAGCCTGTCCTCCCTGCCATAGCTAAACTTATTGACTTGTTTGGGGAACTCCCTACAGGAGTACAGTCTGCCGTGCTCGGATTTGCACTCTTCGGCAGGCAGGCCAGCATGGTGCTCTCACCGATCGGCATGGTGGTGAAAGCCTCGGCTGGATTGGTGAAGGGCATCGGATCCGTAGGCAGCGCCATTGGCGGACTGGTGTCGGGGCAAATCTCGAAATCCAGTTCCATAACGTCCATAGCCGAATCATTGGAGGATGCGGGCAGTAACGCATCAAGCGCAGCGCCGAAGATTGGCAATGCGGCCAAGAGCGTGGAAACCCTTGACACTAAAGCAGCCGGAGCGGTCAAGAAAACAGGTGGACTGTCATCCGCATTAGGGGGCATCAGTCCCGCAAGCGTAGCCTTTGGCGCAGCCGCACTCGGCGTCACGGCTTATACCGCCACAATGAGCGACCAAATGCAGAAAACCCAGAATATGGTCGATGACTTCTCCGCGGCAATGAAAGAAGGAGCAGATAGTGTAAGTAGCTTCTGGTCGAAGATGCAATCCGGACAGTCTGGCGACCTTGGCATCATCGATAAACTGAGCTCACTGGGTAAAGACAGTAACTTATCCTCACTGGTCAAAGACACGGGGACCAGCTGGTCAACCGTCAAGGATGCGATAACCGGCACCGGTGATGCCATGTCTCAACTGGATAAGGCAGCCGGTTCGGGAATAACCTTCAACGGCACATACAAGGCGAAAATGCAGAGCCTTCGCGATGTGGTGAACGATCTGAAAGGTTCCTACCAGGACACTATCAAGGAGATGATCGAATATTCGCAGACCCAGAACGCGATTAATAACGGTACCAGCGCTGTCCAATCCGCTTTCAGCCAACTCTCTACCACGCTGAAAGCCAACGGCGACGATCTGGCGAACAACGGACAGTTGACAGCCGCTTCACAGCAAGCAGTGAGTTCAGCTACCGATGCATTGTGGCAGAATGTGCAAGCTCAACTGGAGTATGGGAAAACCAGCGGGGATATGTCCACCGCCATCCAAGGCGCTAAAAACAGTGTCCAACAGATGCGAGACTCACTGATCGCCACTCTGGAACAGCAGGGAATGAGTTCTCAAGCAGCTGCACAGTACGCGGACTCTCTCGGCCTGATTCCAGCGAATGTGAACACTACTTTCACTGAGAATTCCTCTTTGACCAAAGGACAGGTCGAAGCGTATCTCAACACTTTGGGCCTCACTCCAGCGCAGAAGAGCACGGTGATGAACGCCTTGACGAGCCAGGCCAACGGCGACATCAACAACCTGCATTTGAACATGGATAACCTGCCCAGACAAGTCCAATCGTTGCTGACGGCTGATAACACAGATGCACAGAAGAAGACCGGTGACGCCACCACTTCGCTCCGGCACTTTGATGGTTCAAAAGCCAACGCCTCACTGAATGCCAACAATGATGATGTGAAGAACAAGGCAGATGCTGCGCAGAGAAGCATCGAATCTGTTTCAGAAACTCACAGCACGAACTTCTTCGCGAATATGGCTGGTAGCGGCTGGTCTAACATCACGAATTTCTTCTCCAGTGTTGGAAGCACGATGAAATCTTACTGGGGTATCGGTCAAGCAAATGGTGGTGAAGTGCACCGTGCTAACGGCGGCATCATACAACGTTTGGCCTCCGGCGGCCCATCAGGATTCGTCACCGGCCCTGGCACGTCAACGTCGGACTCGATCCCTACATGGCTGTCTGATGGTGAGTATGTGATCCGAGCGGCAGCAGCACGGAAAATTGGGTTGCAGAATCTGGATAGGGCTAACCGCACTGGTTTGCTTGAAAACACGAAGATTTTAAATTCTCAACCAGCCTCGAACACTTACTACAACACGTTCCAAATTCCTGAAACGAATACAAAACTATTGGCTAATGAGTTTGCAAGAGCGATAGCTAAGCAATCCTCTGGAGGCGCTCGATGACAGTGACATTAACCTTAGGGACAATAATCGCAGATGGGGGTGCCTATGTAACGAGAACTGGCCATGGTTGGGGTTTGCAGAATATCAGCGACTGGATGAGCTTGCCCTCATCGAAAGCTGAGGTCTATGAACGACCGCAGTCTCATGGGTCTTTCGACGTGGGAACTGATTGGCGTCAATCTGCATCGTTTACAGTGACCTTGGCGTATATGGGTGTTTCCATTGCTGACCTGGATGAGGCAATCATTGCTTTGACCGGGTTAGCCAGTTCGACAGAGCTCATCACTTGCATTTTTGATGATGGAAACTACGTGACAACAAGATTGGTCAGTATCCGAAAGATTGATGTCCCCTCTCATAGAGGACGGAAGCGGTTACAGGGTATCACTGTGGATTTGTTGGCTCCTGATCCGTTTGCGTATGGTGCGTCTTCGAGCGCGTCTACTGGCTTGCCTGCTCCTGGTGGTGGTGTGGCGTTCCCTGTTGGTTTCCCTGTGGGTTTCGGTGCTGTCGGTGTTGATGGTCGGGCGCGTTTCATTAATGAGGGTACGGCTCCTACGTCGTTGAGGTTCAGGGTTTCGGGTGGGTTTTCTGACGGGTTTTCCTTGCGGTGTGTGGAGTCGGGTGATGTGTTGACGTTCCGTCGTCCGGTCGCGTCGGATGATTACGTGTTGCTGGATTCCTCTGATGGCAGTGCGCTGCTCAATGGTGTGAGCCCGGTTTCCGGGTATCTCACCGATGATGATTGGTGGCAGGTCGGCCCGGGGGAGACGTGCACGGTGCAGTTCACGTCGCTTGGTGGCGTGCAGGGTTCACCGCTGCTGGTGTTGTCGGGTTCTCCGGCGTATTTCTAGGAAATGGGGTTGTTATGAGGGTGCGTATCTGTGATTTCCCTACTGGACGCAGGATTCTTGATGTGCCGTTCCTGCAGGCGTCGTGGACGAGCGAGTTCAACGGTGCCGAGGACGTGTCCTGCACGGTGGATGTCAACGACCGGCGTATCCGCAGGCTGGGGGTGGCGAACGCGGCGAGTGTCGCCAAGTCGTGTCTGATCATCGATGACGGCAACCTATGCGTGGGAGGCCCCATCTGGAATGTGGCGTACGACAGGGACCAAGGGACGGTGCAGATCACGGGCAAGGGGTTGTGGTCGTATTTCGATCATCGTGTCCTGCTGCCGGTCATGTGTGACGGCGACCGGCTGACGAACCAGGACGGCAGCGCCAACACCGCGTTTGACACAAACATCACGAACACGAGTTACGAGAACATCGTGAAACGTTGGGTCATGCAGGCCAATGCGTGGATGCCCGAGGCGTCGCGGATACCGATAGCGTATGGCGATGATGTGCCCGGAGTGTTTCAACGCAATATCAAGGGTGCGGAGACGAAACTGGTCGGTGATCTGATGACGGACATCACCGGTGTCGAGCAGGGTGTCGATATCCGTTTCCAGCCGAGGCGCACCACGGACGGCCTGGGGTATGAGTGGCTGCTCATGTGTGGGCATCCTCGGTTGACGTCGACCAGCGTGAAACGTTGGGATATGAGCGTGCCGAAAAGCCCGATCACCGGACTCAAGGTCGAGGTTGACGGTTCCGACATGGCAAGCCAGGTATGGGAGACGGGCGGCGCGAGTTCGGACACCGCCATCATCGAACGTGCCATTGACGGCAGTATGCGTGCGAAGGGGTATCCGATGTTGGAGCGGGTGGAGAGCCTGTCGACCACCGTCATCGACAAGGACACCGCGATCAGGCATGCGAACGAGACGATCCGTACCAGCACCCAGCCACGCCAGTCATGGTCGTTCGATGTCCGCCGCGACGCGACACTGGGTTCGGACTGGGATGCCGGGTATCCGTGCAGCATCCGCACGAAACGCGATCCGTTCATCCCGGATGGGTGGCATGACCTGAGGATCATGACCCTGTCGGGTTCCAGCAGTGATGACAAGATCTCAGTGAAGACGGGGGTGGTGTATGGCTGACCCACAGGTGTACGCGTCCGATTTGAAGGGCTTCCAGGCGCAGTTGGACAGGATCAGGGCGGATATCAGGAACCTGCGCACGCCCACCGATTCGCAGTTCAATCGTACGGTAGCACGCATGCTGGAACTGGTCGACAATCTCGACAGCAGGGTCGATGCGGCGATCCAAGCCCGGTCGTACACCACCGCGCAGATCGATTCGAAGGACCAGGCCACGCTGACCTCCGCTAAAAGCTATGCGGATACGGGGCTGTCGGGCAAGCAGAACACGATTGGCGTGCTCGACCCCGCGCATGGTGGGACGGGCACGGCCAATGGGTACAGCAACATGTTCGCGTCTGGACCGTACCGGGCGGCGTGGGTGCTGTCGGACGGCACGCTGGGCACCAGCCAGTCGAGCCGGAAGGTCAAGACCGACTTCCATGTGCCAGACATCAGCCTTGAGCAGCTCCTGTCCGTGGACTGGGTGGGGTACCGGTACATCCAGGACGTCAACGAGAACAGCGACTCCGCGCTCCCCAGGATCGGCATGATCGCCGAGGATCTTGACGACGCGGGCCTGGGCATCTTCGTGGTGTACGACGACGTGACTGCCGAGCCCGTGGGCATCGACTACACGATGCTGTCTGTCGCCGCCCTGCACGCGGCGAAACTCGCACACCAACGGTGCAACGACATGGAACAACGAATCACCGTATTAGAACAGTTGGAACATAGGGAGGAATCATGAGTCTCAGGGATGGATGGCCCGCCGTCAGCAACGCCGCGGACCAGTTTGATATTCGGGCCGCGCTGCGCGTGGACTCGGCGTTGGACACTGACGGCAACGTGAAAACAGGGGTGGCCGTCACCGGTAAAAGCCTGAGCGGACTGGTCACCGTCCGTAGCGACATGCAGGTGGACGTGGCCGCGTTCGCTGCGACCCTCGACCGGCAAGGGCCGGTGAAACTGTACAACGACGGCATGGTGCAAGTGAAACTCGACGCGGCACCCACCGCGAACAGCAGGATCGACGCGATCTACGTCAAACAGCAGGAGACCGCCAGCCCCATTTCAGACAGTGTGGACGGCCCCATCATCGGCAAGGTCACGGGCATCCCCTCCACCAGTCCGAGTGCCCCCGCAATCCCCGCAGGGGCGTTGCGTCTGGCGGATGTCACTATCCCCAGCACCGCTACCTCCACGAGTTCCAGCGGTGTCACCGTCACGCAACGCTACCCGTACACGGCATCGGCCGGGGGGCGGCTCACGTTCCGGTCCGAAGCTGAGATGAATGCCTGGAATGCGACGGACGGGTATACATGCAGACTCATCGACGGCACGGAGTACACCTATAAAAACGGTAGTTGGGTGCGTGCCGGCAACCTGAATGTGTTGGCGTCGAAGGCGTACTCGGGTTGGGATTTGACTGCTGTCGCTTCGGGGCGTGTGGTTGAACTCCGCATGAATTCCAACGGTGCGGCATCCACGAACAACAGCGGGGTGCTGGTGGGCAGTGTCCTCGCGGCCTTCGCCCCGTCGACCCGTGTGATCGCGTTGCTGCAGACCGCCACTGACGGTGCCCAGTTGCGTGCCCGCGTGGAGCCCTCGGGACAGATCTACATCGACCATCAGGGCGTGAGCGGCAACAAGGACTGGTACATCAGCGGCGGTCTCGTGTACCTGGCGGTCTGAGAGGGGCGTGGGAATGCCGGAGTCGAATCTTGATTGGCCTGGCCTGTATCAGAGTGTGGGTCGTTTGGTTGAGCAGAACGAGACCCTGTTCCATAAGACCGATGATCATGAGAGTCGCGTGCGCGTCATCGAGGGGGAGTCCATGCGTCAGAGCACCGAAGTGAAGAACCTCTCCGAGAAGGTGGATGTGCTGGACGCGAAGGTCGACGGGCTCTCGTCGGGTGTGAAGGATCTGGGTTCCGAGGTTTCTGGACTGCGCAGGTCCATCAACAATCTTGAGGTGCCGCATGTGAAACGTCTCAAAGTTTGGCGTTGGGTCTGCAGACACATGAACCCGCTCACAGGGGCGCTCCTCGGAGCGGTCGGCAGTGGTGTCGGCGGTTATCTCATCGCCCTGTTACTGCACGCATAATCCATAACCACAACACTCAATTATTCAAGCCTCCGGTGTCCGCCGGGGGCTTTTCTTATGCCCCAATTTAAGGAGAAGTTATGTCTAACTCGAATACACCGGATGTGGTCGATACGCCTCAGGAGGTGTTCAATCTGCTGCCGTTCTGGGCTCGTCAGGTGATCTACGTGGTGGTGGTGCTGGTGGGCGTCGCCTCTGCGGTATACCTGTCAGTACTGGGCTATCTGGATGTGAGCGCCCCGGCTTGGTATGGGGCTGCGACGGCGGGCTGGGTGACGTTGACCGGAGCGTTCGGTCTGGTGGCCGCGTCCAACACGTCCAAACAGGTCGTGGACACCACCGGCACCGTGATCAGCGAGACTCTGGAATCCGCTGGTTCCGCACTGCCGTCCACGTCGATCCCGGCCGCCCAGGTCGAGCTGCCCGATGCGGACAGTGCCCTACGCGCGGCCGCAGCACAGGCCGACACCGTTGCTCCGGCGGAGGGGTGAACAGCATGGTCACTGTCACCCAGCAGCCCAGTCCGAACCATTACACGGGCAGGCAGGGGCAGCGGGTCGCGTACATCACCCTGCATGTCATGGCCGGGGGACTGCCCGGCACGGACGCCACGTTCGCGAAATCGTCGAGTCGCGCGTCGAGCCATTACGGGGTCGGCGCTGACGGGACGGTCAGCCAGTACGTGTCCGAACTGGACGGGTCGTGGGCGGACGGGTCCAGGATCTCCAACCTGCGCAGCATCAGCATCGAACATGCCGGAGGATTGGCGGGGTACGTGAACACGGATGCGTGCGTGGCCGCGTCGGCCCAATTGTGTGCGGACATCGCTAGACGGTACGGGTGGGGGCGGCTGGCCCACGGGCAGAACGTGTTCCTGCACCGGGAGATCCCGCCGCACACGCACCCCGACTGTCCCGACCAGTGCCCGAACCCCCTGCGATGGCAGGAGATCCTCACCCAGGCCAACGCCATCCTCGACAACACCAGCACACCAACAGACTCACAGAATGGAGATTTTCTCATGGGATTGTCCCAATACGATCAGGAACTCATCCGCAACGCGGTGGTCGACACCAACAACAGGACCGACCGGCTCGAAAAGGTCGTCAACGCCATGGCCCTACGACTGGGCCCCATGCCCGGCTACCCGTTCGACTGGCTGCCCGCCATCTCCAACAACGTCGTCGGCCTCGACCGACAGGTCAAGCAGATCCTCAACAAACTCGACAAGCCAACCACCTGACCCACACCACAACAACCACTGGCCCCGCTCCCGGCATCACGCCGAGGGCGGGGCCTTTCTGTATTTCGGAAGTTATGTGTTTATGGTTGGTATACGGTGAATATGTGTTTTGCCATTTCTGGTTGCTTATGCACGACCGAGTAATATAAGCGGTTCGCTGTTATATCGGCTGCTCTGATCAGTGGATCTTGGCAAGAGTCTCGAAGAACGAAATCTACGTTTTTCATTTTGGGGAAGAGTGCGGGGAAATGTATCTGATAGTTGAAATTGAAAGTCCCATATTTGAACTCCGCTTCCAAGCCTTGCCGCATTTCATACAGGCCGTCTGTTGCGGTTGAGTGCTCATCCATTGATACATAAATAGAACTGATATCCTCTGCCTTAAACATGTCTTCGGTCATCATGTGCTGCAGAGTCCTTTTGAGCCCTATTTTGAAAACGTAATCAAGGTAGCGTTGTTTGCTTTTCTTATTTTCAAAGATGGTCTTGAGCACCCATTTTTGGTCTATTACTACACCGAACCGAACATATGGGTTCATGGCTCTGAACAGTGAGGCCTTCTGCTTATTAGAAAGATAGATAGCCTTCATTTCTTGATGCCCCTGTGCTGCCCCAACCTTCCTGAGCGTTCGCTCAACCGAGATATACCTGCGGCCTGCCACATCTTTCTGCTCTTTGTCCATGAATACAAGACCACCGAATACGAAGTAGTCGTTATGTGCGCAGTCAAACACTCCGCTCTCGTCGGCGTATGCGAAAATGTTCAACCGGTTCTCCTTGTAACGCAAATGAGCCGCCAATCGGGCGGCTCATTTCTCAGAGGCCGACGCCATCACATGACGCTTAAACGTTAATTCGGACCCTCTGATATACAGCGCATCTCTGCCTGTACTTAAAGTTTATGCGACATCAGGACAACACACAACACAGAGTTCCACGGCTTTCCGCATAATATCAAAGATCAACACGGCGTGTCACACCAAAGCATGAGACGGCAACTCGCTGCACGTTTCTTGATTACCTGCACTTTTTTGCATGCAGGCACTATATCGGATCATTCAGCAGTTTTGCTGCTTTCGACGCGCAATCGACATCCGCACAATCCGATACGGGGCACCCATACACGTACTGCGAGCGCTCGACCGGAAGTGGGGTAAATAAATAGTCCCTACTTAGTCCCTACCTGTGAAGATTTGATTATATTTTAGAGACGCTGAAGTGGTATTGTAATCAGTCTTCCAAACTGATTACGCGGGTTCGATTCCCGTCGCCCGCTCCACATACGGAGCTGCAACGCTGCGGCATTCCAATGTTTGGCGCCAATCTATTACAGAAATTCACTTCGTCGGATACATGCGGCGCATCCATGTCGTGACTGTTCCTCACGCCGTCGGCTCCTCACGCCGTCGGTCATCTCGACCTCAGATAGTCGTTGCTCACGTGGCGCGTAACAATCAGGAAACAGAAAAAATCATCGCCCGAAACTTGCATACATCATTGTATACATCATTACATACACCGGTACATACAGGGCCGAAGCTTACGGGGAGTAGCCTTCCCATAGCTTCGACCTGGGCGCCGCCACGCTTCCGTGAGAAAGTTTGCACAATATGACACAAGAGAATCCCAGGACTCGCACCTCGGATACATCGTCCCGTGTGGTTCACGCGGATGCGATTTACGCCGACCTGCGCGACCGTTTGATGCAGGGGAAGGTGTCTCCTCTGGAGCGCATCACTGAAATCGCGCTTGCGGACCGTTATGAGGTCTCTCGCACCCCGGTGCGTGAGGCGATTACGCGACTCGTGTCCGACGGTCTGCTGATGCGCAGGAACTCCGGTATCTATCCGTATGTGCCGAGTTACGGGGACTTGAAGGAATTGTACGAGCTGCGGATTCTGCTCGAAAAGCAGGGGATTCGCCGTATTCAGGAGGGTTTGGGCCGCTCCGACCTCACTCTGCTCACTCAGATTCACGAGCACTGGGAAAGCCACCGGAATGACAGGCCCAGACCAGATGCGAGCTTTGTATCGGAAGACGAATCCTTCCACGTCATGACGCTCCAATCCGCAGGCAACGCCTCGCTGGTGACGGTGCTCAAGGACGTCAACCGCAAAATCAGACCGGTGCGCATGTTCGATTATCTGAGCGAGGACCGCATGCAGGCCACGGTTGACGAGCACCTGGCCATCATCGACCTCATCGTGTCCGAGCGCTACGAGGAAGCAATCGAAGCCTTGTCCACACACATCATGGTCTCTGAACAGGTGGTGCTCGAACAATCAAGTCACGCCTTGTCGTTGCCGCGTCTTTTTGGGGAGGGAATCTGAAATGGATAGAACGTCGTTGGAGCATAAGGCCCGGAGCCTGATGTCCCGTATCGGGGCGCAACAGGAATCGCTGGGCAGTGAGGT